AGGGGCAGCACGCAGCGAGCCTGTTCGGGACGCATACCGAGTGCGATCATATCCTTATAAAGGATTTCCGCAGATTCGCAGGAATCAAGCCAAGTGCTGCCAGGCGTATATTCTGCGCTTTCACATTTCTTGTCTGCATCGGTCAGCTCGATATAAAACGGCCGAATAAAGCTCAGCTCCCCGCCAAACTTCTCCTTTGAGTAGTTGCAGTACCGGGTGCTCTCCTGTGCAAAGGATGCAATGCGGTGCCGCACCAGCTCATTCGCCACGCCACGATCGCAGGTAAACAGCACGCTCAGCTGAGAATGCTCCAGCATAGCCTCATGCTCCTGCTTCACCAGAAAGCGCACCAGCTTCTTCGCCGACTCACCATCCGGCGTGATCTTGTCCTCGCTCTTGTAACAGACCCGGGCCACGCGCTCAATCTGCTGCAACTCTTTGATGCCGCCTTCAGAGATTTCAGTGAGGATTTCGTACTTAGGTTCAATGATTTTCATGATTTAATCTCCTTTTCAGTTCTTTGAGTTGCCGAAAACTTTTTGCATCGCCCCTAGCAACAACCAGGTTGATTTCTAAGTCTTTAACCGGAATAATAAACCCGAGATGGGCCATTTGCTTGTGGTCGCAGGTGTTTACTTTCGGACACTTCTGGCATTTAGGAGCAAGTATGGTAATCGCTCCAAAATCTTCGCTCATAAGAAGTCCTCCATAATATCTTGCAGAATCATGTCAATCACTTCGTTCAGAAAAGCAACCAGACGATACGGCCATGGTTCTTTTTTCTGATGTTGCATAGCGAAGGAAGAATACCAGTCTTCATTTCGCTTTGAAAGTTCAGATTGGGGATAATTGTTTACAAGGCACCATGCACGCGCTTCATTTAATGTACAATCGCCGTTATTAAAGTGCCAGGCAACATCATCAATCGTTCTACAATGCTCCAAAGTGATCCAGTCATGACGTTCATAATCCCAAGTTCTAAGCGGATAATTCGTATTCTTTACCGTAGCATACGGAATATCATCTGCATACAGAGTTACAACGTCCTCATCTCGCTCAATTCCAAGATATCCGAATCGCCGTATAGCTTCTACAGCTTCCTTGTAAGATACTCTTCCGTCATCCATCCGTGTCACCTCACACAATGCTCCACATGAATCGCATGAGCAACCTGGTGAGCGATATCGCAAGTGCAATACCGCACCCCACCAGAACCAGACATGCCAGCTGTCCAGCGTAAAAGCACATCTTCTTGAAAAAATCGTCCATATTAGATTTCCTGCCTTTCATATCCGATAAAGTCAGCCACACCAATATCACCGTTATCACAGTTGTGCTGTGCGTACAATTTCGGAACCAGTGCCATTCGTTCAGATATGTACTTCGGCGTTCCGTTTGCACGCCTTATAAATTCGTTCATGTCCTTGCCTGCAGCAGCTCTCCCATGTGTCGTCACCGGGCAGAACTCCTTACCGCATTTCCTGCACCGGTAAATCTGGTTATACAGTTCGTTCATCCCACGTGCCTCCCTTGCAGCATCTGCTCTGCGCTCTGCCAAATATCAGTCATTTTCATCAACCCTTTCAAACCCCATAAAATCTCCAAAGCCGATGTTTCCATGCTCGCAATGGTGAACCGGTTCAAATCTTTTCAGTTCAGGTACATGATTCAGAGCATCTGCCAACCCCACATAACAGAGTCCGTCGTTGAATTTCTGTTCGCATAAACTACATTTATAGGCTGAAAAATAAAATGCGCTCATGCAACAGCCCTCCTCGCAGCATCCAAACGGCACTCTGCAGCCTGCAACTCAAAGATAGCTGTAGAAATACAATCCGGGTCGCAGTTATCGAAATGGTTTTTAGCGACATTCCATGCAGAAATGGCATCCATCAGAGGATTGGATTTGCACTCAACAGTACTGGGTTTCGCACAAAATATCTTTTTGATACGGGCAACAAGTTTTTGCAGCATAGTTATTCCTTTCCTTTATAAAAAATAAAGAGCCGCAGATTTCTCCACGGCTCAATACTACTAGATTACCAACCGATAGTCTTCCACGTCCATTTATAGACGGCAATCACACACGCCACCCAAAATGCAACCGGCATAAGAAATATCTTTATAATATTCCTTACAGTAGTTGCAAGTTTTACGGTTGCCATGTAATCACTTTCGTCTAATACCTGTTTCTGAAAACGTTCCATTGCTAATCACCTCCATAAAGGAGCCTGTTATTTTCGCGTCTTCATGCTCTCTGCAATTTTGCGTTGAAGACCAAGCAGATATTCCGCCATATCATTGAAGCCAAACGAACGCAAAAATCCAGCAATAGCATTCAGAGAGTTCAAATCCTCTTCAGTAAATATCATTTGACTTTCACCTTCGCTTCTTTGAAGTTGATAGGTTTCTTAGTACCCTCCCGCGCACACTCCGTCAGGCACTCGTTGCAGGGCTCGTCCGTCTCCAGCACCTTGAAGTTCTTGCATTTCGGGCAGTAGGTCGCATAGTCCACTTCTCGCATCCAGTCATTCATCAGTTTTACCTTTAATCCTTTCATGCACAATATCTTTTATTGAAATAATCACCGCACGGTTGCAATAGGGGCATCTCAACTCAACTTTTTCATTGGGAACGCCCACTCTCCACGCTACGCCATCACAAATTTGACCATTCTCTTTAATAATCGTGGCCTCGCAATTTGGACAAAGAAGTTGATGGCTCTTTTTCTTATCCTCCGCCTTCACCATCGTAAAATGTGCAGTCTTTTCACGACAGCGAGGGCACATTGCTATTTTAATATCACTTTCATAAAGGTACGGTACATTATCCCATGCTTGCTTGTAAAACTTATGTACGTCACCGCACTTCAGGCATCTGGTGTGTACAGCAAGCTTGTCCAATGACTCTTGATCTTGATCAGGCTTTGCACTAAACCTATCATCCAACTCCGGGTGTGTCGTCCGCTGGTTCAGTGCCCAGAGCAGGTTCCAGCAGGCAGCACGCAGGTGGTTCTCATCGTCCATACCAACCATATACTTTGCCAGATGCCGAGAAGCACTGTCCAGCAGCGAATGCAGCGGGATACCCTTGTCCACATTGTGCTCGCCATACTTCAGCGCACCTTCTTCGCAGTGCTTGCTGACCTCCATAATGCCATACCAGGGCAGAAGATCCATCCGGCCCTTCCCTGCGTGCATATCGCGCTTTGCACCGGTTTCAAATTCGGTGCGGTCTCCACTATCTTTGATCATTTTGCTTTCCTCCATGTGTAATAAACAGCATAAAGCTGGTTGCGCTCTTTAAGTCTATTGACAATTTGTTTGTTGATTTCAATATGTGCTCTCGGAGCAAACAGTTGTTCTGGAGCATTGATGCAACAGTATCTCTCGCTAAAAGGAATATGTTTTTCGCTTCGCTCAACCAAGAAACGACCTGTAAAAGCGCCGTCATTCCTGATGCAGAGATATTTCCAAATAGCAGACAATGGACTGCTGTCGTAAGGAACAAACGTTGCATCTTTCTCTCCAAAGTGTGTTACGCGGTGACAATTAACTTCAATAACTTTAACAAGTTTCTTTCTGGTTTTCTTTGAAATATTTCCCATTAGCAGAACCTCCTGATACGTCCCTGCATAACCTTGTTGGGAATATCCAGCCACCGGATTTTGCATTTGTCCTTGTAGTCAGGGCGCAGCTTCTGCGGAATTATCTTCAATGGCTGTCTCTTGATTTCTTCAATTAAATCCATGAAACAAACTGTTACTTTTTCGCAGAATTCTGCAATCGCATTTAAGACATCTGCTATTTTCTCACAGGTCGTCGCAGTAAGCCTTAAAGAATCATAAATATCATGCTCCATAGAATTTCCTTTCGTTGAACTGTTTCTTTTGCATCAGCGCTCTGGAAATGGCCACATCGATACCACTCCGGCTCTTCAGGTGGTAGAACCAAAGATCCTTGTATGGGGTATTCAATCGGTCAATGCGCCCAGAAGCCTGCTCCATGACCTTGTAGGAGTAGTTCTGGGAGTAAAATATAATGGTGTCTGTTTTGATACAGTTCCAACCTTCTGCTCCTGCATTGTATTGAACCAAATATACCCACTGGTTCCCTTCCGGTATCGGTTGATGTTTGTGTCCATTCCACTGTGCTACTTCTACGCCTGCATCATAGGGCAGATTCAGGAGAATATCCAACTCATAGTCGAAGTTATAGAAGATGATAACTCTCGGGTGTGTCATGCAAATATCAAGCACTTCCTGTTGTCGAGATTCATCCGCATTGACCACCCTCCGCAGGTTCGAGCAAAATTCACTTGCCGTTTCAATAGGGCGCCCTTCCCATGGATTCCACCGACTCATGCAAATATCTTTGTACTTGCGCTGGTCGAACCCGACGTAGATGTTCTCATGATGTGGTATCGTCTTCCGCTCAAAGTCCATATCGACCAGAATCCGTTCCCGTAAGCGTATCAGCCTACCAGTGTTCAAATATCTATCGATTTTGGGATACTTTGAGAATCGACTATAAACCACGTGCTCATTATTGAACTGTGTCCGGTTTTTATAGAACCCGTTTGCAATGAACACCGGGATGTAATCTGTCCAACAGTCTCCAGGCGTAGCACTCAGAAGAATCCAGTCGTTTTCCTTCGTAATGCGTAAGAAATCTTTCACCCACGAACCATTGCCCACAACACGCTGCTCATCGAATATGAAGAACGCGCGTTTGACACCAACGTACTTGCCGATGTTGTTCCAAGAATCAATCACGACCTTGTGGTTGTAAAGGTCAAGGCTCTCATCAGTAGACATGAAAAAAGGAGCGAGTTCTTCATCCCACTCCCCTGTGTCACGTTTCCGTGCTGTTGTGATAATATAAAGGTCTTCGGGCTCAACCATCGGAACATACTCTTCTGTATTGAGCTTTCCGTCGAACATCTGGTAATAGAATGCCAACCCTGTTCTGCTTTTTCCGCTTCCCACCCCACCGCACAGAATACAACCCAGCCTCATTTTCTGGACTGCTTCGAGCTGGTAGTCGTAAAGCTGAACTCCCGCCATCAGAGCAATCACCTCATTTCTTCGTGAACATGAATGGCTTCAGGATAGCAATGGTTCTCGTAAGCCAACAGTGCAATTGTGGCTTCCTCTTCATCTGCGCCCTCGCCAAATATTGTATATGCGAATATCTCTTTACCATTATAAGTAAAGACTTTCCAACGTCGTTTTTCTTTCATCTTGGTACTCCTTTGTTTTTATGTGTGTATTTCGGACACTTGCAGGCCATACAGGATTCGAACCTGTCACGCTCGCCCTAGCGAATGACCCATATAAAAGGAGCCGCAGATTTCTCCACGGCTCCCGAAATTATTGCGATTACTGCTTCGGCTTCATACGCACAAAATATCTTTTGCCGTCCTCGTCCTCGATCAGACAATAGCAGCGGCGAAACATCCTAGCGTATTTTTCAATCATCTCATCCGAAAGAGAGCCAAAGTCATTTTCGGTCAGGCCAACAATCAGGAATGTGCCAACCACATAGTCGTACATCTGAGCGTCAGCGTTATAGAGCGGCCGGTTGAACTCCAAGCCCATGAGTTTGCCCTCATCGTTGCAAATAAGGGCAACCTTGTCATCCCACGGGTAGGTTGCTTGAATCATGCCTCCAACCTCTTTCTGCAGAGATTCCAGCGAGCCATCAATTTCGATGACCTCCGGTCGGCACATCGGTTTGATACGCAATACTTTCATAGTTCTTCTCCTTTATTATAAAATATAAGTCTGAGCTGCTGCCTCTGAGAACGCCATTTGCGACGTGGGCACTCACCGGCTGGTCCATTCAACGGAAGACTAACTCCTGCACTCAGAAATATCATTTAATAAATTTCGAGGTTTGCGAGACGCGCATCACGACGCTTCTGCTCGATGATGTCAGGAGCAACGTAGCTGACATTCACCAGATAGGACGGGATGTTGTAGTTCTTTGCAGCGAGATTCTCGATGATGCAGCCACGATAGCTCTTGTCCTCATCGTAAATGCCGATGAAGCGGTCTGCTTCCGACAGTTTCTTGATGCTCTCGCCGAGATACCAAAGAGCCATGTTGGTGTTCTCAGGAGGATCATCCTCGAAATAAGTCGGGATAACCTCCAGTTCTTCGCCAAAGACAGCCTCTGCAATCTTGTGCATCTGCTCCATGGATGCTTTGATAGCGTATTCCGTGCGGTTGCGCATAGGAACACTGATAAACAGTTTCTTCGTGTGCACCTCCTTAGAACGGCATATCGTTCGGATCGTTGGGCTCAGCCATCTCGCGCTGCTCATACTTAGCAGCATACGGGTCAGCATCTGCATCCTGCTCCACGTAGAGAATATCCGCGTACAGCGTGTATTGGCCGGGGTTGTTCCGGTTCTCATACAGGTTGGCCTGCAGATTCACGTTCTTCACACGGATGTAGTCCAGCTGACCGATGTTCTCAGCATTGCAGGCAACCTTGCGGCCGGTGGTAGTGATCCAGAAAACCTGCGGAGGCCACTTGGAGTCCATGTTGACCGTCACCGGGACATAGAAGGTCGGTACGAACGGCTCATCGTAGGTGTAGTTGGGGTTCGGCTTGGTCTGCTTGACGTTCAACCCCATTTCGATGAGCAGCTGAGCCTGCTCCTCCGTAGGAATGACCACGTTCACACGCCGCCGGGACGAGCCGTAGCGGTCGCGATTCGGGTCGCCAGAGAAATTGGTGTCGAAAATGAATCTTGTATTGTCGATGTTTACCTTTGCTTTCATGATAGAAACTCCTTTACTTTTTCTCGTTCTTGTCTGCTGCAGAATAACCGCGGTGTATCGCCATGCGTGCTTCGGCCAGCAGGCCCGTGATACCGTCCTTAGTCTGTGCTGCCATCTTATTCAGTTCTTTCAGCACCTGCGTAGAAGTAATTGCAACTTCGTGCATCCCGTCCGGCTTGCACCACTGCTTAAAGACCTTATGGAACCGGTTATCATTGCCTGCCATCTTCTTGACAATGGCCATAGCAAGTCCCTTTTCCATGTCGAAAGTATCTTCCGGGCCGCACTTTACCACGGTCTTGGTATTGTCAGACCAGAAGACAATCGTTGCGGGGTCGTTGAACACGACCTTACGGATGTACGGCCCCATGAAGCCAAAGCAGATGTTATCCTGCTTCTGAATCTTCTTCGTGGAGATACCAGCGTAATCTGTCACAGGGCCGCGAAGTACAGCCCTTCCGATTACGCAATCGTCCACATACATCTTTGTTTCACCATCACAGGTATAAGGAAATTCAAACATTTATCTCACCTCACGTCATAATTTCTCGCAGCCTCGTCCTGAATATCACCCCAGGGCAAATCCGGCTTCTGCCAAGGTGGCATTCCACCATCGTCCGATACGAACCATTCCAGGTCGCCGTACTGAGCAATAGTGTCCGCCGCCTCATCAACCATCTTGTCGAAATAAGAGCGGTCAATGCTATCCTCTAAATGGAGGTTGTAGACCATCTCACTTTCCAGCCAGCGGTAGTCTTTGGCACCAGTGACCGAATTATATTTTGTCTCACCGTCGTCTCGGACGCCCGCTTCTCGCATCAGCAGCGCTCCGCCGCATCCGGGTTTGATGGGGCAGAATTGGCCAACGCGCCCCACGAAAATATAATTGTGCTCGTCTTCAGGCAGAGCCTCGTTTTTATCGAGGTAGATTGCGCCCTTAGAAACCGACTTGGTTTCACAAAGGTCATCGAACACAATATCTTCGTGGGAGAAAAGCGTCTTGAAAACATACGGCACCTGAAACTGAGCGCCAGTTGCAGTCCAATGGCCGCCCTTCTTCTCGTTCTTTTCAGGAATATAGCCGTACTGTGCCTTTGCTGTATCTGCATCGAGATACTTTGCGATATAAACGGCGTTGTTCACAAGACACATTTTCTCGTATGTAGCCTCGTGCTCGAAGGTGTAACCGTACTTCTCCGCAAACTTCATGCAGAAATCAATGATTTCCTTGGTGGCGTTCGGGATTTTGATGGAGTCCGTCTTAATGTGCGCCACCGTGAAACCACGCTGCTGCACCTCATCCTGCAGAGTGCGCATAAATAAAGCCCCTCGAAGCGCCACAATGTTGTTGGCGTTCTTGGGGTTGCGGAAGGGGTTATCGAAGGTTGCGCTTGTCAGCCCGTACACCGAGTTGATGGCGATTTTTAGAGCCTGTGCCAACGCTTTTGCCTGTGCGGGGTCATCCAGATACTTGGACAACTTACCGCCAAAGAGCTTCTTGGCCTTATCATACTCACCATGTTTTACATAGATACGTACATCCATCAGGTCATTGAAATTCTTGGTGTACTCGCCGAAATAGTTCAAAGCAACGGCCGAGTGCGGGTGCAGAGAAGCAACGTCCAGCAGGGCGATGTTGTAGTACATACCGGGCTCGGCATAGACATAACCGCCAAGGCCCAAATCGGTACCACGGAACATGTTGTGCATCCGACCATCTTCACCTCTGACCCACTCATAACCCGGGAAGGCATTGATGATGTTCTTGTCGGTCAGAATATCAGGCTCGACTTCTACCACCGAATCGGACTTACCCGTAGCCAAATCAGTATAGACCAGCTGAGGGTGCTTTTCCTTTCCGAAAATAATGCGCGTGGTCAGGCTGTTGGTAGTGTCGTTAACGGTCATCCTAGCAACATCTGCCAGAATCTCACGTGCAATGAAGTCAGCCTTACGGTCTTTGGAATTGAACACTGCTTCGGTGGCGATAACGTCATTGTCACAGTATTCCGCAACCTGTTCCCACTTCTCTTCTGGTACCGGCTGGTTCCAAGGTAAGCCAAGCTCCTGATGATGGATGCCCAGCTCAATCTCGAACTTTTTCAGGCTCTGTTTCTTTGAGGAGAAGTCATAAATATCCGTGTAGGACAGGTTATAGGCTTCACCAAAGAAGCCTGCATGGTCGTTGATAATACGGTTTGACAGCGCGTACAGCTGCTCCGTATTCCAGCCGAGCATACAGGCCCAAAGCATGTGGTTGTCGTACTTGCGGTTATTGAAGCCAATCAGCCGATACTGCGTCAGCTTCTCAATATCCGTAGGGCTAGGGTTGATCAACCGATTTACCGGCTTGTCCTCACCGGCAAACTTCCAGTTGACCAGAAAGAGGTTCGGAAACACCTCGCAGTCGAAAAATACGATGGGTGCTTTCTCACCGTCATCAACCTGTGATTCAACATCCTCCTTCGATTTGAAGTGCATCTTCGCCGTGATTTTCAGACAAGCATCGGCCTGGTTCGTGCTGTTTACGGCAAAGGCCAGAATTGCATTGCGCATATCATCCACATTATAGGGAATCCCACTCTCGTAGGCTTCATCCATAATATGAGCGATAAAGTCAATGCTGGGTTTCGTATAGGGACTGATTTCTTTTGCGAGGGCTTTCTTAATGAGTACCCGCAGGTGCTTCTCATTTTGAATCTGCTTCACATCGACCATTGCTTTTTCTCCCTTCAATGGTAAGCCGCTGCTGATTTTGGCAACCGGAATATCATTGCACTTGGTCAGCATTCTTCTCAGCGAAGAATTCCCGGTGAACACCTTGACCTCAATATGCTCATCGTATACACGGCTCAGTTTACTTGCGTCCCCTGTGTAAATATAGTGCAAGTGGATTCCTGCACCAGATTTACTCAGTTCTGCGTAGGTAGCAGGCCACTTGGACGCCGCCTCCAGATTTCGCTCAAAGCATTTCTTGCCATCGTCGCCCGGAATATCAAAGTCAATGACGATGTGGGTTTCAGGGACTTTGACATAGTGGAGCTTAGAAGTAAGAATATCTTTGAGCAACGTTTTGACATTCTCCCACTTTTGTGTAGGAGTGCCATTTTCGTTCGCGTACTGCGCAGGACAATCCTTACAAATATCATCAAAGAGAGAATGCTGCGGTTTCAGGTCAATCCATGACTTAAATGGTTCCTCCTTTGAAGCTGCTTCAGCAGGTGCAGGGTCGGCAAATTCTTTGAACTTGTCTGCCTTGAATCCACTATAGTAGCTTCGCACTCGTTCGCCATTCACATCTTCAGCGCGTTCCTTGTAGTCCGCAAAGTAGTTCATCAACTCTTCACGGAACGCACGCATCGAATACGGGTAGACAACCTTTGCTCGCTGGTTGTACTCGTCATACATCGCCCATGCTCGCTTCAGGGAAATTCCGTCTTCTTTCTTAAAAATATAATACCGGTCGAGCATGAAGTTATAGAAGTCGTTGGAAGCGCCAAGCATCCTCGTTGGAATATAATCATCGTAGAGATGCTTGTTTGCCTCATAGACCTCTTTGCAGTGCCATGCGATACCGCCAAGCTCAAAGTCGGTCTTGGCGTAGAGTTCCGAATATCTTTTCTGGGGAACCTTCTCGCCAGTAGGCACCACATCGATCAATCGGCGAATCAAACCGGACTTCGCATCAGTAATCTTGACGGGTTTGTTTGTGGCAAGGATCAGGAAGCTCTTAAACTGGTTGGCGTAAGCACTACGGAACTTCTCATTGACCATCATAGTTTCATGAGATACCAGCGAGTTCAGACGAGTGTTGTCCTCAATTTTGGACAAGTTGCCTTCATGCTGAATCGCAATCAAAGGGTTTGCTTTGAATGCTTCCAACGAGAAAGCATTGGATGCTGAACCTAGCGCCTGGGAATCGAACGCTGCATAATATCCAGTAAAGAGTTTCTGGATGATGTTCAGCACCGTAGACTTACCACTACCGGGCGGACCATAGAGAACCATGAACTTCTGGATAGTCTTGGAATCACCATTGACAATAGAACCGATACACCACTCGATTTTCTCTCGCTCCTCTGGAGAATAGAGTGTCTGCATTAGCTCGTCATAGGCATCAATACTCCCCGGTTCCAGCACATATGGAAGTCTCTTGGATGCATAGCTTTCCTTTTTGACCGGCGTGTTCGCAAATATCAGCTGTTCATCCAACGTGTGGTAGTTATCCCGCATCTGACGCTGACAATACTTGTGCCAGTTGTCGATCATGCCAGATTCAGCGTCCCACATATGGAGCACCCGGTAGTTGTCCAGATGCTCCTTGTGCTCATTTGCGTAAATATCCAGCTCATGGTCAATCAGTTGGAGCGCATCCTGCTCATCAATGCTCCACAAACCTCGCTCTTCCAGCCAGATGGCGTAGAAATCAGAACCCCGAATCATCAGGTCCTTCGACTTTTTGATGATGAATTTGGGATAGATTTCGATTACACCGCGTTTTCCTGTGCGCGTTGCAATCATCAGGAAATCAATCATTGGTAACTGACTTCCTCCTTTCTACGAGGTCTGTATCAGACATCTTTTTTCGTGACACTCGCCTTGCCATCGCAGCAAATGTCCTTTTCAAACTGCATCTCTGCGAGTTCTGCTTCGGCGGCATCGGCACGTTCCTTTTCGGCCTTGCGCTTCTTCTCGCTCTCGTCCAGCATCTTGCAGGCAGTCCAGAACAGACCGATGGTGCCTACCAGCAGCAGGTTCTTGCCGAAAAGCTTACCCTTCTGGCGGCGAATCACCTTCTGGGCGGCATCCAGTGCCAGCTGGGTCTGTGCGAGTTCGTAGTAAATGTTATTCATAGTCACTTTTCCTCCAATAATTAAGGTCTGCCAAAATCAGCCGACCAATGTGTTCGGTATTCCTACACGCTGTAATTCGCATCAAAACGACGGAATCATGGAGAACTTGCTCAATTATACCTTCCATCGGGATGCAGATTTTCGATACATATACCATCAGATACTGTTCTCGTTGAGATACGCCATCAGCTGGTACCAAATGTCCAGCTGTCGCATATCCACGTTCGGGCTTATCAAAGTAAAGAGCCCACCAGCTCCATTTGACTGATAGGCTCTCTGATTGAAACGATCGATGATAAATCGAGCGCGACCTTTGTTGAACCGAGCATCATCCATAGCAGCCAGTCCAAGACTGACAACCATATTCCAGAACCATTGTCCAACTCGGTTTCCTGCTTCAGAATCTGCCATGATATGCTCTTCGATGCGGATGGAAAGCCCCACCATCATCTCCAACATACTGCATGGCATTCCGCTTGTTGCGCTGTTCAACGCTGCATACGGAATACTTTTTTCCTGAGCGAATCGGTAGCGCAGGTCTCGCCCATCTTCAGCACGACTCGCATCCATCTCGCAGGATGGAATAAAGTCTTGCTGAAATAAAAACGCAAGCAGCTTGTGGAAAGAAAGGTTTCTGGGCTCCCACCTTCCACAAACCGTTTCACGCAGCCAGCCAAAATACTGACTGGTCATGTCGTTAAATATCATTCATACTCCTCTCCGGAGTTAGGATACAAGTCCGCATACTTATTACGTACCTTCAGAACTTCGTAGTCCTTCCGGTAGTTGTGATTGCGGACATGGACAAGATCCGGCTCTTCTGCTCCAAAATTATCCAGAGCCTTAGAGCCAATCACCTTTTCGATGTCCTCTACCCTGCTCCCATCACTGTCATAAGTCAGGATGCCGTCTGCATAGTAGGTCAGGAAGCTGGTTTCATAATCATCCTCGTTACCGAACTCGTCACTCGAAATGATTTCGATAGCCTCCATCGGCTCATGGGTCGGCTTCTCAGAATCTTCCTCCTGACGATACGGGCCGCTCACGAGATCATACGCCTTTTCGTTCGCCTGCTGCTCGATGGTCGTATCCAGTTCCTGCTCACGCTGCTTAAAATGGTTCCGAGCGTCCTCGACCAGTACATCTGCCCGCTTCTTGTAAGCATCACGCATCAGGAAGTGCATCGTGGTCACACCAGCAGCAAATCCGCCTACAAATATCAAGGCATCACGCATCAGTTTTTTCATCTACTTCTTCTCCTTTAATCGTCATCATAGTGAAGGCCAGTCCTCCAAAGAAGAGCGATACGCTCATGAGGACCCCTCCAACCAGATGCCGCTTTCGTTTCGTGTCGGTCAAATAATCGAGGAATAAAAACACCGATTCTAAACCGTCCATAAATATCCTTTCACTCAGAAAGGACCGCCAGACCGGATACGAAACATACTCCGGCCATGGCTGCAAATACATAGGAAAGAGTCTTTACGTATCTGGTCATAGCTTGTCCCTCCAAAATATCAGTTAGATTTTATCGATGATGATGCCGTCACAGTTGAAGTGCAGAATGACGGAACGCTCCTCGCCACGGAGGAAGCTCTTCAGTGCCTCATCGCTCGATTCAAAGCTCGTGAGGCCGAAATCCACATGGTTGTGCAGCGAAGTGTCGTTCGGATTGTATACCCAGCCGACGACCTGACCAGTAGGAGTGCGCAGAGACTGACCGCCGTGCGTACCAATCATGGTGAGCACTTCATTCAGGAACAGGTGCCCCTGAGAACGCAGCTTTTTGTTCGCTGCAGACTCCATGAGGAGCAGATAGTTCCGGTTCAGGTCGGCATCCCGCTCCCACGTATCCACAGTTTCATCGAAAATCAGAGTGCACGGATCATCTGCCTGCTCGGCAATGTCCTTATACTCTTTGATGACTTCCTCCACGCCGTTCTCATTGACCTTCTTGGTTTCAACCTCCACAGCCTTAACGTTCTGCTCCAGTTCATGCTGTACTCGCTCACCAAAGCGGTTAGCAACGCGGTTCTTGTAGCCGTTGAAAGACTGCTCCAGCGCGATGTAAGCGGCCGTCAGCGTTGCGTTCCGCTTCGTCATGATATGATGGCTACCGAACATGCAGCCGAGAGATGCTGCGCCCAGACCAATCGCAGGTGCATACACCTTTGCGAGCTTCATGCCGGTCTTAATGTAAGTCGTGGTGATATCCTTCGTCAGGTCTTCCTTAGTGCAAGTCTCACCTTCGGGCAGCTGGATTTCCCCAGCATCCACCTTATCCTTAGTCTCGTGGATTTTCTCCACGTTAGCCTTATGCTCAGCCAAAATATACTGCGCCTTCAGGGTTGCTTTGCAGGCCAGAACGGTTGCGGTCACACCGCCGATAGCAGCGCCAACCACCATGATGGTCGGACTTGCCTTCTTCAGCTTGAACGCAGTCTTAGACAACATCTGCGTTGCCTTGGTCATGATTTCTTTCTTTTTCATAAAATATCAGTCCTTTCAATTAGTTCAGAGGAACGGGTTTCGGAAATACGATGGTGTAGCCGCCCGGAACGCCCTTGATGGATGCGGGTCCGAGGTCATACCACCCATACTTGCAGTCCTGATAATCACGAGCATCACGGGTAATTCCCACAACATCGTAAAAATCAGCAATCGTGACCTGTCCATATTCGTGGAGTGCATGACCCATCTCGTTCAGAACATCATTCGCATCGGCATAGCTATCGAAAGTGATGTTCTGCCAGTCCAGCCGGTTCGGGCGATAGTTGTTCTGCGGAGGACGGCTCTGATTTGCATTTGCATAGTAGCTGCTGTAGCTGTTACGCTGCTGGGAATATCCGTTCGTATTGGTGCGGGAACGGTCAACACCAAACAGTGCGATATTGACCGCAGAGCACACCATGTTCTTGATGCCGGGCAGAATATAATCCGTCCACAGCTTTTCACGAATCGTCTGCAGGTCTTCTGCCAGAAAGTTATGTGCCAGCTTCTGGATCTCGCTCTCCTGCTTGATGGTCACCTTACCGGTCGTGACCTTCTTCAGCTGTTTCTTAGGCGGCTCGCCAGTGGAGTTGATGCTGCTGGAGGGCATTTCGATTTTAGCCATTGGCCATACCCTCCTCTGCGTACTGGAGGATGGTTTCGCCGATTTCCCTGGCCGTTTCGGGCTTCCAAGTGGTGCCGAACGTCTTGCCAGTCAGTTTGTCCGTGATGGAAATGAGAACCTTTTTCACACCCTTGCCAGTGATAACAGGGTCAACATGGAGCCGATACTCCTTCAGGACGGTCTTGTAGCCCTTCTCGACCAGCATCTTGATGTAGACCTTATCGCCTGCAACACCAACAGCCACACCCGCAGCAAAGATGCCACCGATTACTGCAGCTTTCTTCCAGTTGAACTTTTTGTCGTTTTTCTTTTCCATGGTTATTCTCCTTTATAAAAATAAAAGGAGCCGCAGATTTCTCCACGGCTCCATCACGGTTGTCCAACAGATTATTCTTCGTCGGTTTCCACCACTTCGGTCACTTCTGCTTCGATGGGCTCGTCCTTTGCCTTCTTGCTGTCAATCCAGTTCTTCGCCTTGTAGCACAGCGGAACGAGTACGTGCTTGCAGAGCAGCTCAGCGCCCTTGTAAGCTGCGGCACCAGCCAGCATAAATACTGCCGTCTTGCCAAAGCTACCAGATGCGCTCGACATCTCTGCATGGTTCTCGTCCACACTGGGCACCAGGTTATCGACCTCCGGCGTTGCATCCGTCAGGTTCTCAGTCATAGCGTCCATGTTGTTCATCATTTCGTTTTCCATAGTGATTCTCCTTTAATTAAAATATAAATGTTGGAGTATACCTCCATAACAGTCGGTGAAAATTTCGCGAATCAGTACCCAAGCCACTTCGGAGGCGTGCTGTAGTCCAGAACCATGCAAGGCATGCCGTCCTCGTCCAGCTTGGAACTATAGAATGTTTCAATGGTCAGCGTGGAATCCGTATCCCAGCCCAGAAGGTCGCCGTTCTTGGTGTGCTCCAGCCCCAAATAATCGAACAGGTCATTCTGGGTCACACGAAAATCGCTCAGGAGCTGCTTGTTCAGGCCGTTCATCGCCCGATCCAGTGCGTTTACGGTCGTTTTGAAATATCTTCCAGAGAAGCTTTCATAGCACTCGACCAGTTGGTCATAAGATGCGTCGCGTGCAGCAGGTACAATAACCGGCGTCTCTTCCGGCTGCTTTGCCATTTTATCGAGGGTAATGGCCTGCCGAAGCTCTTTCTCCTTATCCTCGCCGATGGTTTCTACGACCTTCTCCTGATACTGCTTCAGGGCGCTTTCGCTTAGAGAATATGCGGCTGCCAGAGCTGCATTGCGCCGGTCGTTCTCGTTCATGGCACCAATCATGCAGCCAGCAGATGCCACCATGGAAATTGCCGTAGGAATATAAGCCGGGGCAGCAGTCTTCACGATGGTTTTCACATCCAGCTTCTCCGTACCGAGTTCCTGCTTCTTCTCATCGAGCAGGATCATCGCCTTGGGGGTTGCTTTGACGGCGAAGACTACGCTCGTGACCATGCCTGCAATGCTACCGCAGACCAGAATTTTGGGAAGGTTCTTTTTAATACCCTTTCCCACTTTCTTGCCAAATGTTTTCAGGTTCATTTTTCATACCTCCGTAAAATATAAAAGAAAGAGCCGCAGATTTCTCCGCAGCTCTTCGCTTCTTAGTAGAGCCTATCCTCCGCACAATGGCGGTTTTTGTATGCTCCTCTCCTTCTTACCGGAGCAGGGTCATCCGTCAACCAGCTGTAGAACCGAATCGGCTGCAGGAGCAAGTACCAGATCAGCGCATCAAGTGCGCCAAGCATCGCTCGCCCCAGCACCTTTAAGGCACCCAGCATCTCAGAATCCACCTGCTTGAAGTATTCATGATCGAACATAATTTTTACCTCCAATTCTTTTAGGATTTCTCCATAATAGCGTTGGAAATTTTCGCGATTAGAGGTTCTTTTCCGACAACTGTTTGCGCACCTCTTCCTGAACCATATCCCGCAGGTCGTCCTCGGTCTTTTGGTCCTCGATCAGGTCATGACCAAAGCCCATGATTGCGCTTGCTGCCAGCATCGCCATGGATGCAACTTTCCACCAGTTAATGTTCTTCATAAATATCATGCTCCTTCTTAAAACGGTGTATCCTTGCTCGGATCATAGTTCAAATAGTCGTCGATGGGTTCCTGATAAGCCTCTACATAGTAGACTTCCAGACCATCATCTGTTTTTTGTTTGAGATAGCTAAAGTCAATCCAGAAATATTCCCAATCAGCTGCGAGATAATCTGCACACCATCCCTTCAAATCACCTTCCGGGATATAATCCAGCCCAAGGTAATTGTAGAGGTCATTCATCGAGGCATATCCATTCAGGGCAAAGTCACGATTCAGGCTGTAGAATGCCTCCAGCAGGACAGCCTCGGTGGCATGAAAATATCTTTTTGAGATAGGTTCATAGCAGAGCAGCTTATCTTCAACCATGTCCGGGGTAGGCTTTTTGAGTACCGATTGAGCATCCTTATAGATTTCTTTCTCATGCTCGGCACCAATATGTTGTGCAACCTCCCTGCGGTACTCCTGATATGCCTTTCCAAGTGCCATGTAGCCAGCGGTCAGGCTTGCAATCTGCTTTTTGTTCAGTGCATTGGAGCCGAGGATACATGCAATAGTCCCTGCGCCAAGTGCAACGGCAGGCAGATAAAGTTTCCAGCAGTCCTTCACTTTCTGTTCGGTTGTGTAGGCAGACGGCCCGTAGTTCTCGCAGTCGATCGCAATCGTATTTTTCTCGATTAGCTTCTGCGCCTTTGTGCTTGCTTTACCCGTTTCAATGGCTGTCAGTACCACACCCACAGAAGCGCCAATTGCCAAGATTGTTCCGCCATTCTTTTTCAAGAATCGGGATGCGGATTTCATGAGGTTCATAGACTTCTCCTTTCAAATATAAAAAGACAAAGAGCCGCAGATTTCTCCACGGCTCCGTGCCTGCCATCAACGATTTCTCATCTTTTCACCAAGGCTGGCGAAATAGTCTGTAAAGATTTCAAATACTTTCTGATCACGCTTGCAATATTTGCTGTTAATTTTCGCATTGATTGCGTCTGCGGCCGCATTATTCCCATCCAGAACCATGTCGTTCCAAATATGGGCTACAGCATACGAACCGGTAAAACACATAATTTGATCGATTGCACATAATACTGCTGCGCATACCAGAATCACTTTTACCATCTTTTTCATAATTTCATACCTCCAAAATGTAATTATGAGATTTCATATCTCCATAAGATGGCATGAATTATTCGCGTCAGCAGATTCCTGCCTTCTTCAAAATATCCATGAGGTCGGCCTTCGGCATCTCGGCATCCAGTTCCAAATGAACCTTTACCTTCTGCTCCTTATCAGACCATTTGGCCTGAATATCATCGAGATTGACCGTAATACCGTACTTCTGCTTGGCAATCGCCTTGTTGATAGCCGAAGAAATGATTCTGCGCATAAAGCTTGACCGGATAAGCATTAAGTCCTCCATGATGTTCTTCTCCTTTTCAGATTAAACTCCTATCAAATACCGTCTCCCAGCGTTCTTTTTTCAGCGGTTTCATGCGTAAAGCCCACATAATTTGTCGGACTGTGACGGTGGGATAGCAGCCATTCGCATCTTTTTTCTTTGCATGGTGGTCAAAATATTCCTTGAATCCAGCGTGCAGATAAATTTTATCGTTCAGCCATGGGTCAATAGCACTCCATGTGGTGGATTTCGTTTTCTCATTGAAACGCTGTTGGATGACACAAAGACCCTTTCCATGGTCCAAATATAATGTACTGATGCGATAGACCGGGTGATTGCACCGGTACGTTTGGCCATAGTAGCTCGTCCAATTTTCAGGTGGTAGATTATGGTATCTCATAAAAGAAAGAGAAGCCGCAGATTTCTCCGCAGCCTCTCCTGTCCCTCCTTTATACAGACTTCTTTCCGTAATCCTTGTAGATCATCTTGCCGTCCCGATAGCGGTCGTCGAACACCTGCACACCGCCTGCCGAACAGATCGCCCAGAACCGGTCGTGGTGAATCATCAGAAATGCCCCCAAAGCGGTCGATGCAATAGTAGCTACAACCTTCGCTACTTCGGTCTTCCAAGCCTTCTCCGCCTTGTCTGCCTCGATTCTGAGTTCATTTGTCTTCATCTGGAGCTCATCCTCTCGTGCATTCTTGTCGGCCAGGTTTGTTTTCTCCTTAACGCGAATTTCGTAGAACTTTGCAGCACACTCGTAGGCAGCCTTGTACTCGTTGCTTCCCGGTGCCAGATCCTTAATTCGTTCAAGCTCGTGCTTAATCGTTTCGTCCATCAGCTTTTCGTTCTGGACTGCATTCAGCTCTTCCATTTTGATTATCTCCTTTTTAAGTCAATATTTGGAGTTTTCTCCATTAAACAGTATGTTTTTCTCGCGACTTCAGTTTACTCACCTTGTTCACTCTGAGAATAACATACTGTTTGTCGGCAAAGTCCACGGATTCCCCACCCAAATTCAGAAACAAACTTGGGTTCTCGTTCTCATCTGCCTGAGCAACGATAAGGGAGCCAATCGTTTCGGCCTCGTAGTCAATCTTCCACCGGACAGCAGAGCCAACCACGAAGCCAATGGTCGCACAGATAAGCCCCAGACCAATGATGATGTACATTTTCAAATCTCCTTTGTAATAGAATAATGGATAAACCGGTCGTGTGCGTGATGAAAATAAAAGGAGTCGTAGATTTCTCCACGGCTCCCTTACGCCTTAAATGTCGTTTCTGATCAAGAACAGGTCGTTACGATTGCAAGCAGGTCTCACAATCCCTTTTGCCCGAATCAACGCGATTGCATTGGCATAAGCCGCGCGTGCACTTTGAGCATTTTTGTACTCGCCTGTATCAATGTACATGACTTTCTGGTTGCTCTCGATGAATACGCGGATCTTGTCCATTGCGTTCACATAGCCTCGATCATAGGTAGTCTTTACTCGTTTGCTCATAATAAATTCTCCTTTTAATTTTCAGAAGACATCCTTCCGTAAGAGAAGCCGAAAAGTTCGCGATAGCTAACCTAGAATAAAAAAGAAAGAGAACGGGAATCGAACCCGCAACCTCTGCATTCCAGCAGCGCTCTACCAATTGAGCTATCTCCTTCCATAAAGGAAGATGAAAATTTCGCGAACAAAAAAGCAGAGGGCGTGTTTTTTAATTTACTTGTTGCCCTTTGTCTTGTCAGAATCCAAATATTCTCTTGCCTTTTGCAGCTTGATGTATGCCACATATGCTTCCATGGTTGTTGCCACCAAGCAAATTGCAGCACTGCCAGCTTTCATAAAAGGTACAGTTCCTAAAAGTTTCTTTCCAATGACGTATCTAGCTTTCATAGTATCATCCTCCAATATGCCCTCTACTTCCATAAAGGAAAACGAAAATTTCACGAACGGGCAAAAAAGAAAAGAGCCTGCGATTTCTCACAAGCTCTTGTATGGGTAAATATCAATCTTTCATCGCCGCTTCAAACTCTTCCACGGTCATCTCTACACGTGGCGCAGCATCTTCAACTTTCAGAAGGCCATCTCGTACCAGCCCAGCCAGAATATCAATCTCGACCTTGTGCTTGGCGATTTTCTCTTGGGCTTTCTTTTGCTCACGCTCAATCCAGTCTTTTTCAACAGGACACCATGAGCGACACTCAGGATATCTTTCGTTTCCGCACTTGTTGCACATCATACGGTGACGCCCCAAATCCGGGATTTCTTCTTGATATTCTTTAATATAGGTCGTCCACTTTCCGTTTTTCTTCACAGGAACGATCATATGTGATGTCACTTGCATGTATTTCGCCTCCCTTTGTTTCATTATAGCATGACCGAAACAAAAGCAAAAGACCATGTTTCAGATCTTTTGCCCTTCCAGAGTTGGAATTAGGAAATCAACGTCTGGTAACGTGTGTTCAGACGCTCCATGGTATCTGCATCAACGTCCACATAGATGAGGAACTCCATTCGGTTCTTGGTGTTAATCACGCTTTCGATAACCAACTTTTTGTATCCTTCATCATGTAACATTCTCATGCCGATGCCGAGCTGTCTGTCGCTCTTTGCCAAAAGGCATTCCATAGCGTTCACCTCCTTCCATAAAAGAGGCAGAACTTTTCGCGTCACTGTCGTTCTTTGCTCAGGAGCCAAAAGAAATAATGGTAAAACTTGTAGTACGTTTTCCTGCAGCATGGACACCCATTAGCTCTCAGTGCATCATAGCACATCTCTTCCGTCACGCCTCTCAATACATATGGAGCAATGGCAGGTTCCAGCTTCGCAACGCAACGGTCAACGATGTCAATGTGCATTGAATAATAGGCTCGTATAATAGCCTGCCGCTCTGTTAAGCTTTCCGGGAGGGTTCCTCTTACAATTCCAGAAACCTCATGGTTGTTTGATTCCCACCCATTGACTTGCTCCAAAGCCTTTTTCCAGTCCGGGTACTGCAAGCAAAAGTTTTTCAACTCGTAGTAGCGATACTTGGCTATGTAGAATGGGCTTTTCTTGGAGAGTTCTGGTTTTTCATTCTTCAATTTTTTCATGGACAGGGATTTCCTTTCTAATTTTGTTCAGAAAGGATAATACTGTCCAAAATGGTCGTGTGCGTGCCCCTTTTAATATTCTTGATGATGAATTATGCCAAGGCGAAGTAAATCATTTAACCTAGAATAGAATTTGAGGGGTGAAAATCAGATAATTTTGCTAAGAGGACTATGCCTTCGGTACATTTCAGCTAAATCTTCTTGGTTTACATCCAAGTAGGCTTGTTCTGTAACTGTAACGCTGCTGTGTCCTAATAGTCTGCTGAGCGTGTAAATATCTCCACCACTCATAAGGAAACGCTTTGCAAAATTGTTACGGAACACATGCGGGTGAATGTCTTTCAGCCCGATGCGCTGTGCATACTTACGGACGTTCTTCTCAAAATTGCTTACTTCAAGAAACTTGCCTTTATTGGTGCAAAACAAAAAATCACTGTCGCGATAACGGTCTTTGTACTTTATCCAGCGCTGAAGCTGTGTTGCCATCTTGTCCGAGAAAAACACATGACGACCTTTCTTCCCCTTTGTATTCTCTGCCGGAAGGTAAATATAACGCTTTGGAAGGTTTACGTCTGTCACCTGAATCATCAAACACTCGTTGATACGCATTCCCGTATCGAGTAATAGCTGAATGATAATGTAATCCCGGTATTCGCTGAAGTTGGCCGTATTCATGTTTCGCAGCAGCTTGCGAAAATCCTCGTCCGACACAAATTCAAGCGGACGGCGTTCCACCTTGATGTAGTCCCTGCGCTTGACAGGAGAACGTAAAATCAGACCTTCTTCTACACACCAGTTAAAGAAAGCACTCATGTTCCGAAGATAGTTGTTGATGGTCACATCCGACACTTTCTTCCCGAAATCTATTCGCCGTTCCTGATAGTTCCCACTATTCGGGTTGCTAGTGACCGTGTACTTCCCACGTTCCTTTATCTGTTTCACATAATCTTGAATGACCACATGGGTGATTTTTTCGGTCTGTGTAACACCCTGTTCATCCAGCCATAGCATAAGAAGCCGCAGGGTTTGCTCATAACTTCCAATCGTCTTTTTAGCCAATCCTTTGTTCTCGCAGTGCTCAATGAACATCTCAACATCTCTTGCAAACATAAAAGAAAACCTCCTGTACAAATCGGGCACTACACCCAATAAATACAGGAGATTTATTGCCTTGAATTTAAGCTATTTATCGGCCTGATTCCATACGGCCACACCTATTTTCACTATGTTTATCGGCATAGCAATCCAGTTTTGGAAAGTCACGGAATCGTAAGTTGCGAGCCATCGTCATTCTTTTACCCCACCCTCTGCCGTTTATCCAGCCGCATTTTGTCAGCAATCATCGCAATAAACTCCGAATTGGTGGGCTTGCCCCGCAGGTTATGGATGGTATAGCCGAAGTAGCTGTTGAGGGTGTCCACGTCTCCCCTATCCCATGCAACCTCGATGGCGTGGCGGATGGCGCGCTCCACG